CAGAAACGCTTGGCTCAAACTAAGAGTTGGATCAAGGAACTTGACGAAGAGACAGGCAGAGTTCATGGATATGTAAATCCTAACGGCGCAGTGACTTCACGCATGACTCACTCACATCCTAACATGGCACAGATTCCTAGTAGTTCGTCACCATACGGCGAAGATTGCCGATCTTGTTGGACAGTACCACACAACTACCGTCTGGTTGGGATTGACGCTTCTGGGCTTGAGCTTAGAATGTTAGCACATTATTTAAATGACGAGGGCTATACTAATGAAATCCTTAACGGAGACATACACACCACTAATCAACGCCTTGCTGAAATTGAATCAAGAGATCAGGCAAAGACTTTCATCTATGCGCTACTTTACGGAGCCGGAGATGCAAAGCTTGGGTCTGTGGTTGGACGAGGTAGAGCGGTTGGGAAAGGACTTAGACAACGCTTCTTTGATAATCTCCCTGCATTTAAAAAGCTTACAGACAGAGTACAAAGAGAAGCTAAAAGCGGATTCATTAAAGCACTAGACGGACGTAAGCTTACAGTGCGCTCCGAACACGCGGCACTGAACACCTTGCTACAGGGTGCAGGAGCAATCGTAATGAAGAAAGCATTGATCATCCTAGACCAGAAGATAACTAGGCATGGGTATGATGCTAAGTTTGTAGCCAACGTACATGACGAATGGCAGATAGAGTGTCACCTTGATGATGCAGTAGAGGTAGGTAAGCTAGGTGTCCACGCTATTAGAGAAGCGGGATGTATCTTTAATCTAAATTGTCCTTTAGATGGGGCCTACAAAGTTGGGGAGAACTGGAGTGAAACACACTGAGACTAATACAGTAAAGCTTCGAGAGTTTGTGAACTTGAGATACAATGTCCCTATAGGTGGGATATTTAGGATGCCCACGGGGACGAAACCTTTGGTGGCAGTAAAAGTTTTAAATTACAAAAAAGATGTTTTAATAGAATGTATGTATGTAATAACAGGACATAAGATAGTACACACCGGAGACAAAGAAGTAGTCCCCTTAAAGATTGAAGCTTTAGAGGACGATAACGATTACGAAATAATAGACAATGAGGGATACTATAATGAATACTCCTAAAAACTGTATAGATTGTTCTGAGGTTTTAACACTGGGCGGTAACTGGACTGAAGCAAGAGAATCCCAGAGCAAGTATCTTTGTAAAACATGTTGGACAATTAGAGATAGCTTACGTATGTATGTAAACGGTATAGAGGTATCTCAGTCCCATCCTTTGTACAAGGCAGGACACTACAAGAACTTTGAGTCTGCCGCCTTCTCTGCACTTGAAGGTTATGAAAAATCTAATGAGGGTCATGTCTATGTTATCTCTAACCCTGCATGGAAAGGTTGGTACAAGGTTGGAATGGCTGTCGATGCATCTGATAGATGTTCAAGCTATCAAACCTCTTCACCCTTTAGAGATTATATGATAGAGTACACTGAGTACTTTGACGACAGGCGCGAAGCTGAGAAAACAATACACTCTAAGCTGAAGAAAAATAAGATTGAACACGTTAACGAGTGGTTCAAGGCAGACCTAAACATTATAAAGAACACAATTAAAAACATAAAGGACGTTCAGCATGAAGCTTAATACACTAGTACCCGACATCTACAAGCACCTTGAGAAGCTATCAGACGGCACACCTCTGCCACTTACAGAAGAAGAAATTGATAAGACCTTGGTGGGCATGAGAGAAGCGTTAGTATCTTGGGCTACACCCAGAGAACGCGACAGTAATTTCACTGTACGCATGTCTAACGTAGGTAAACCTGCTCGACAGTTGTGGTACGAGAAGCGTGATCCGCAGGGGCGTGGCGGTATTGATGGGGCTACGCAGATCAAGTTCCTGTACGGCCACTTGCTTGAAGAGATTGTGTTGATGCTTGTACGCATGGCAGGACACAAAGTAACAGACGAGCAGAAAGAAGTTGTAGTTGATGGTATCGTAGGACACATGGACTGCAAGATTAACGGCGAAGTAGTGGACGTTAAGACAGCTTCTCGCTTTGCGTTCAACAAGTTCAGGGACGGGCGCTTATCTCAAGATGATCCCTTCGGATACCTTGGTCAGCTTGCAGGGTACGAGGCCGCAGAGGGTACAGAGAACGGTGGCTTCTTAGTGTTGAACAAAGAGAGCGGTGAGCTATGCATGTATGTGCCTGATGATCTTGATAAGCCTAACATTAAAGCCTCTATCAGTAATCTTTTACCCGCGCTAGAGCTTGACACGCCACCCGAACTGTGCTATAATCCCATCCCTGATGGCAAGAAAGGTAACATGAAACTTGCTAAGGGTTGTAACTGGTGTAAGTATAAACACGACTGTTACAAAGACTCTAACGATGGTCAAGGTTTACGCACTTTTAAATACTCAAATGGATTTACTTATTTAACAGAGGTTGTAGTTGAACCCAAGGTAGAGGAGCTACTATGAACGGAAGAAAAGCTAAGCGAATTAGAAAACATTCAGGAGTTATAATAGTCAACTGGCTACGAACTTTACTTAGCGAAGAGGAAGGACAGAAGATAACTACTGAGAACTATACAGACTTTATGCCTACTCAGACTCATTTCATGGCACAACGAACCATGCACCTTAATGCATACCACCCTAAGTGGATAGTTAATAAGATTAATCAACTGCTTGCTATCTTTCCTGATCGTTCTATAGAAGAGATTACTTTGGAGGACATTCAATGGAAGACATCCCGATGAACATAGAGCAGATGATCATAGCTACAGGCAGTTACCTTTACAACGCAGGTATCTCAGGCAACTCTATTATAGATATAGACGAGGAGTTTCTTAGTGACCTTCGGTTGTTAATAGATGCAGAGCTAGAGCGCAGAGAGGCAACCACACATTGAACAAGATAAAGAAAGGATACAGGAAACCACGAGTCAAGCGTCCAGTAGAGAAGGATCTTGTTAAAGGCTATGACTCCAACTGGGAGTACGAGTTACACAGCGGTATCTTAGACAACTGGAGTTTCCACACTGACAAAGTTCCCTATACCGTTTCGCATAACTATCACCCTGATTTTTTACGGGTGATTGAAGGCAAGAAGATTTTGCTTGAAGCTAAAGGTAGGTTCTGGGACTACGCTGAGTTCAGTAAGTACATATGGATCAGTAAGACATTGCCTGAAGATACTGAGTTAGTGTTTCTTTTTGCTAACCCCAGTGCGCCAATGCCTCAAGCCAAACGTAGAAAGGATGGCACTAAAAGAAGCCACGGAGAGTGGGCAAGTGCTAACAACTTCAGATGGTTTAGCGAGGACAGTATCCCCGACAGTTGGATTAACTCAAAGAAGAGAGAAAGTTTTGACTGACATCAGCCGCAAAGACGAGAGACGCGATAGGTTTTTAAGAAAGAAGAAGTTCAAGAAGATAACAACAGCTTCTAAATTAAAAGAAACTAAGCGTAAAGAACCCAACATTAACTATGATATTGAGGTAGACCATGAACAAACAACTAAATAACGCAACCCCAAAAAACCCCACATGGATGGCCGAGCTTATGAAGACAGAAGAAGGAAGGCAAATAGTTTGGGAGACATTTTCCAAAAGCCCTACCGAAGAGAGGATAGAAGAAAGCCACCAAGAACAAGAGAGAGAGACTGATGAGACTAAATGATGCAACACCCGAAGATTGGGATAGAGTACGTAAAGAACATCCCGCTATTGAAAAAAGCTCAATAGATTATCAGCCCTACATTGACATGGCTATGAAAGAAACACATACATATAAATACGAAGAAGATATACGAACAGCTTTAAAAGACCTTGCAACTAAAAAGCCTACGATTGAAGATGTAGTCAACAAGCCAAAGCATTACAACACTGGTAATATAGAATGCATTGAAGCCATTGAAGAGTCTATGTCTTCGGTAGCTTTCAAGGGCTACCTGAAGGGTAACTGTATGAAATACCTTTGGCGCTATGATTACAAAGGCAAGCAGGTAGAAGACTTACAAAAAGCTATGTGGTATCTCGCATTATTAACAGACAAAGTAACCAAGGAGAACAATTAATGGATCAGTATCAACAGTTTATACACAAGTCACGCTACGCACGATGGATTCCAGAGCATAGCCGTAGAGAAACATGGAGCGAAACAGTCTTTCGTTATGTTTCATTCTGGAGGGATCGTGAGCAGATCACAGTTAAGGAAGGACAGAAACTGTACGATGCAATACACAACCTTGAAGTCATGCCCTCTATGCGTTGCATGATGACAGCAGGTAAGGCACTAGATAAAGATAACGTAGCAGGATTCAACTGTAGCTACCTGCATATAGATTCACCGCGATCCTTTGATGAGTTGATGTATGTTCTTATGTGCGGTACAGGTGTAGGGTTCAGCGTTGAGCGCAACTTCATTAACAAACTACCAGAGATTGCTGAGAGCTTTCATCAAACTGACAGTCTTATAGTAGTGTCTGACAGCAAGATTGGTTGGGCTTCAGCGTTCCGTGAGTTGATTGCTATGCTGTACGCAGGTAAGATACCGCAGTGGGATGTGAGCAGGGTGAGAGGCTCAGGAGAGAGGCTTAAAACCTTTGGTGGTCGTGCATCAGGGCCAGAGCCGTTGGTTGATTTGTTTAATTTCTGCGTAGAGATCTTTCAGAAAGCTAAAGGTCGTAAGCTGACAAGCATTGAGTGCCATGATGTGTGCTGTAAGATAGCTGACATCGTAGTTGTTGGTGGTGTTAGGCGTTCAGCATTAATAAGTTTATCTAATTTATCTGATCAGCGTATGTCTAAAGCTAAGTCGGGAGATTGGTGGAGGAACGAGGGTC